GACGACATGGTCGGCTTCTTGATGCCGTGCTCGCTGGCCCAGGCGTAGGGTGCCGAGCCTGCCACGGCGCGAATCAGGTCGCTGAAGGTCAGTTCCATTCTTTTCCCTCAAGTATGGAAACGAGGTATGGAAGCGGTCTTGAGATTTCCATTCTCCAAGCCATTGAAGTTCAAGAACATTCCTGTTTCGGTCTGAAAACACCGTCAATCGAGTATGGAAAAGATGGCCGGGGGGAGTGCTGCTACACCCCCTCCGGTCGCGCCGTTCTCAATACCCGTGGATCACTACGTGCAGCGCGTCCGGGTCGTACGCACCGCCCACCTGCGATTCCGCCCCGGCCGACCCCTCCACGAGGGCGGTCACGCGGTATTCCACCACCGTGGCGGAAATGACTGTCGGCATGACCGACAGCACCGCCGGTCCGGTGTCCATGCCGGCCCCGATGGTCCCGGCCAGGAAAGCGTTGCCAGTTGCCACGAGGGCCTTGCCGGCGGGGTTCTCCACGGTCACCCGATACACCCCCTGCGACACGCGCGACGCTGCCGTGATGCCAGCCCCTGCCACGGCCGGAGCGCTGCCCAGCGACGTGAGCGTGGCCACGCCCATCACAGCGGCCACGGGCGGCGTTACCGTCGGAACCGCCGCGGCGATCATCGCGGCGATCGCATCGCGCACCTGGTGCAGGGTGGTCTCGTCGGGGATCAGGCCGCCCTCCTCGATCACAGCCAGCAGCTCGCTGGTGACCATGTGATACCAATACGCGCCAGCCCTTGTGGCGCTTTCGCCCACGCCGCCGGGGGTTGGATAGCCCACCGAGGCTGGGCTGGGGACAGTCGGGGGGGTGGGTACCGCGCCCGTGGAATAGACGTTACGCATCAGTAGTACTCGAAGATCACCGCAGTGTGAGCCGGCGCGAGCCGGCGGATCAGGGCCTCGAAAGGCGCCTGGCCGATAGCGCCCACATTCGCGTGAGCGCGGACCTGCCAGATCCACAGCCACGCCTCGCCGTAGAGCGGGTATTCAACGTCGCTCTCCACCGTGTGGGGCTGGAATTCATGGATCGTGGCCGTCCACCCGGCAGCGGCGGCGAGCTGCGCGTAGAAGGCCGCGGATTGCCCACCGGCCGAGAGGATCACCGCCAGCAGTGCCGATCGCCGCTCGGCGGCCGACTGGGTGCCCGCGTCCAGGCCGTAGACGCGCTCCCAGTCCGCCAGCATGCCGGCCGCGGTGCGCGGATCCGCCTCCACCAGCAGCAGCCCGGCCACGGCCTCGGCCAGGTCTAGCGCCGCGCCGTAGGCGTCCATCTCGACGCCGATCACCGGCCCGTTACGGTCGATGGACACGGGCGGCAGCAGGCGCCGCAGCAGCTCGTCGTGGGAGCGCACGGGGACGGCCGTCTGCCAGCCACCACCGGCGCCGCCCCCCGCATCTCCGTCCTCCAGCATCACACCCGCCATCAGCGTCGTATTCGACCACTGCGGATCTGCCGCCGTGATCGGAGGCGCAGCAGACGGCATCATGAATCCGCTGGCCTCGCGGGACGCACGGGTAAAGCGTACCCAGGCCAGATCCCCCCCATACGGATGATTCTCATAGATCGACAGAGGTTGATACACGAAGTAGCAGTTACCTATAAAAAACGCATGCCCAGGTGCACCGCTCAACGCCCCCCCGAATTCCACCTCTGTACCTGCTGCCGCCCCATTCAGCAGAAGCGAGCACTGGACGCCATCGACGAAAATCCGGAGCATCCCGCCAGATCGATCCAGCGCGACTGAATGCCAGGCACCGTCATCAATCGACACGGCAGCCGATACACGTACGACAGAATCCCCGACCCACACGAATCGTGCGCCGCCCCAGACACACCACTCTCCATTCCCCCAGATGCGCCGTTCGTCGATAGGCCAGTTTCCTTCGTTGACGGCGAGCGCAATCCCATTCTCCCCGGACGACTCCCGACACATGTACTCAATGCAGAAGTCCGCACCGGTATCGACCGAGAAATAGCCTTCCTGATACGCCTGTATCTGCAGAAAATCGCCGACGTCGAATCGTCCATAGGCACCTCCGGACGGACCCCCACCGAGAAACAAAGCCGGAGATCCGCCTGTTGCCAGTGTCTGAAGCCCCGTGTAGTCATTCCAGATCGCCATCTCACACGCTCCAGCTCACGGTGCCCTGCGTCGCAATCTGCAGGTGCGACGCATCCACCAGCGGCACCACGTTCGCGCCTGGCGCGGCGAGGGTAAAGTCCGCCACCCCGGCCGCGATCGAGATGATCGCCTGCAGCTTGCTCCGCACCACCGGGTCGCCCGGCCCCAGTGCCGCGAAATACGCTGCCACTGCCGCATTCAGCCGTTGCGCCACATCGGTGATCGTGTAGCCCGCGGCCAGCACCAGCGTCGCCGTCACCGCCACGGGCACCGCCGTGGGCGCCACCACCAGGCAATCCGCCGTCACCGGCCGCACCGTGTCGATGTACGCCTGCACCGCCGCCACCAGAGAGCCCGAGGCCGGTCCGCCGGCCGTCATCACCGCCACATCCACCGTACCGGGGCCCCGGCGCCCCGAGAAGCACGTGGCCGACGTCACCCCCGCCACACTCATTGCCCACCTCACGTAGTCATGCGCCGCCCCGCCCATCGGCGGATTGCGCAGGAGGTACAGCAGCCGCGCCAGCAGCGCCGCGTCCGACTCCACATCCGTTCCGCCTGTCATTGCCCCGGCCGTTGCTGAAGACTGCACGCCCGCCGGGGCGCTGGTCAGCGTTACAGCCGCCCCCGCCACAGCATTGCCTGCCAGGCCCGTAACACTCGCCTGCGCAGCGAGGGTGAGCGTGCCGCCACTCCCGATCGTGCCCGAGGCCGTGGTGACATACGCCACGCCGCCCAGCGTCTTCACTTCCACCCCCACGGCGATCGCGCTGCCAGCGCTGCCGGAAAAGGTCACCGTTCCAGTGGCACGTGTCGCCGCCAGGCGGGTCATGCCATGCAGCCCCGCGTGGCGTTCCAGCCAGTCTGGGTCTGCGGTATCGGGCAGGATCTGCCGCGCGATCCACGCCTGGTACTGGTAGAGCCCTTCAATGGCCGCAGCCATCCCGGCCGCGCGCACCCCGTGATCGCTATCCACCCCCACCGCCGCGCCGGGCACCTGGTTTGAGATATCGCGCAGAATCGCATCCCGAATAGTCGCGAAATCGGGCGTCGTAAAAGCCATCAGATCACCCTCACCGGATGTTGAAACGTCACGCGCGCACCACTGGCCCGCGTCACCTCGATCAGCAGCGTCAACCACCCCGCCCGCGGGCGCTCCGCCGTCACCTCAATGGCCGTCGCCCGTCCATCGGCGCGGATCGGCGCCAGCGCCTGCTCGGCGTACTGCACCGCCAGGCGCATCACGCGGGGCACGTCCTTCTCGCGCTCCAGCTCGTGCAGGCGGCTGCCCAGCGTGGCGTCGGCCCAGTAGCTCCCCAGGGGCGTCGCCAGGCGCAGCCACACAGCGTTGGCCAGGCCGTCGGCCGGGTCGCGCGCCGGCGTGCCGCTCGCCAGGGCGTAATCCGCCGTGGCCGGATCGATCCAACAATCGCTCATGGCACCGCCACGCCTCCGCCGGGGTTCTTGTGCGTCTTCAGCCCATAGCCATCCGCCTGCACATCGCCGCCCACCACCTGCAGGCTGCCGTGGATCTGCGCCGTCGCCCCGCCGCTGCCGCCCGTGATCGACATGCCGCCCTGCCCCGCGATCTGGCCCGTCACCGTGAGCGTAGGCGTGTCGATCTCCACCCCGGCCGGTGCCGTGATGCGCAGCGTCTGCGTCGTCACCTCCACCACCCGGCCACGGCGCAGCACCACGCTGTCGCCCTCATCCGAATACAGCGCCACCTCGCCCGACGCCAGGCCCTGCAGCCGGTAGCCGCCGTGTTCAGTGGCGATCACGATGCCGTGGCTCGTCTTTCCGCCCAGCGGCAGCACCACCGCCATGCTGCCGGCGGGCGGGTTGCTCGTCAGGCCGTAGTGCTGGAACAGCTCAGCCGACTGCACCTGCTCGCCAGCCAGGCCGTCAGCCTGGGCAAGCTGCACGCCGGCGCCGGATTCGACGAGGGTGAGCACGGCGCGAAAGGCGCTGCGGATGCTGCCCAGGGCGCGGGAGATCTGGCGCTGGATGGGGTCAGTCATCGCTCTGCTCCATAGCTCGCATCCACAATCTGCGCCGCCGCGTAGTTACGCCCGACACGGTGACGGTTCTTGTGCGGGTGGGCATCCAGCACCCAGGCGCCGTCCTCCTTCAGCGTCAGCGTGGTCTGTCGGGCCTGGCCACGACCACCCGAAAAGCGCCGCCCCATCACAAACAAGACCGCGTCGATGCCGTGGGGCTCGGACTTCACATGCACCCGCTGGCCAGGCATCCACAGGGCACCGTCGCTGGGCTGCCCGGGGGCGTTAATCCGGTGGCCCGGCACAGTGGCGGTCACGGTGTAGCCCTTGAGGCGGCCGTCTGCCATCAGCTTGCGGGCGCGGTCCCGGCACACGGCCAGGCTGTCGGCTTCGTGGTCGACCACCACGTGGGGGCGGTAGGCGCCCACCGTCGGGTCTTCGGCGGTGGACTTCAGCCCGTGGCGGCCCGCCTCGGTGCGTGTACCCCGCGCCTGCCCCAGCACCGTCACATGCGAAAAGCGGTCGTGGATGCTGCGGCGCTCCACCAGGCGGATCACGTTGGTGCCCTGGCTACTGGTGCGCAGCACCAGGTGCGCCACGGGCGGCTTGGTGTAATCCGGCCCCCCCACCACCAGCGTGCCGTCCGGGTCGAACCACGGCCACAGGCCGTTGGCCTCGGCCACGTTGGCCAGCGCACGCCAGGCGCTGTCGCCCGGCTCCACGCTCACCTTCTCACGCAGGCGGGCGTTGTCAGCGTCGATGCGGATCCGCTGGATGCCCAGCGGCCGCACCAGCTTGGTCACGATGTCCTGCAGCCCGATCTGCTCGAAGCTGCCCACGTTGGCGTCGCAATCCACCAGCACCGCGGCGCCGTCGCGGCCCGACACCGCATACACCCGGCCGTCCTTGCTCACGTCGCAATCCACCTCGTCGATGCGGCCCACCATCACCCGTTCGCCGCCCACCCGCAGCTCCACCGGCGCGCCCGGCGCCACCGAGGCCGGCAGGCTGCCGCGCGGCCCCAGCGTCACGTGCCAGGCATCGGCCGGCGTCAGCAGGTCGCTATCCACGTCGTAGCTCGACCAGTCCGCGTGGAACTGACCGTCGATCAGCAGCTGGACGGACTCACTTCGCGTAGGCATGGAGCACCTCACCGGCCTTGATCGTATTGGGGGCGGCCTTGCGCGGATTCAGGCGCGCCAACTCCAGCGCCCGGCTGTGGTCTCCATAGAGTGCGTGAGCAATCAGTCGGTAGTTGCCTCGCAGCGGCGCAGGCCGGTCGATCAGCGGGGGCCGCGCCTCAATGATCGCCGCCGCTGCCCGCTGCACCGCCAACGCCATGTCCTTCAAGGGCTCCACGACTTCCCGCGCGCCCTCCAGGTCGAGCACACCCCGAGCATCGTCCATTGCATCCAGCAGCGCAGCGCGGGCGGCGTTGGCCACCGCCTCGATCTCCGGCGGGCTCATCGTCGCCAGTTCCGCCTCGGCGCCCAGCAGCAGCCCAGCCCCGCTGGCCAGCGTAGTCGCCGAGGTGACGGATATATGCAGCGCAGCCACCGCCGCCGCCTGCGCCTCGGTAGGCGTAGCGGCGGCCGCAAGCCGGGTGCCCGTGCGGCTGGGCTTGATTCCGAAAGCCCGATTCAGCGCCAGCCCCAAGCCGCGGAAGTCCGCCTGCAGTGTGTCGCGCCAGGCGCCGGCCCCCAGAATCGCATTGGTCACGGTCGCGATGTCGGCCAGCCAGGCGCGCGGGTAATTCACCACATCCAGGCCCGACACCACCACGCCCCTGGCCTCGGCCACACCAGCCAGCAGCGGGCCCAGCAGGGCGGCGCGGGCGGC